TTAAGCAAAGAAGATTATGAATTTAAGACTAAAAACATGAACAAAGATATTGTATACGCTAACTATCAACAAGAACCAATAGATGTAAAAAATAGACTATATAGTAAATTTAAAACATATGAAAAATTGCCACCAGCACATTATATTATGAATTATACAGATACCGCAGATGAAGGTGACGATTATTTGTGTTCAATAGATTATCAGATGTATAACAACGAATATTACATTTTAGATGTTATTTTTACGCAAGACCCGATGGAAGTAACAGAACCAGCAGTTGCAGAAATGCTAACTAAAGATAATGTAGGAAATGCAAACATAGAGAGTAACAACGGTGGTAGAGGATTTGCAAGAAATGTAATAACAAATTTAAGAAACTTGGGCAATAGGCATACAAATGTTAGATGGTTTCATCAAGGGGAAAATAAAGTTGCAAGAATATTAAGTAATTCAACAGGAGTGATGAACAATATCTATTTTCCTATTAATTGGGAGGATAAATGGCCAGAATTTGCTAAACACTTAAAACATTATGTAAGAACTGGAAAAAATGAACATGATGATGCTGAGGATTGCTTAACGGGTGTATATGAACATCCAAGACCAAATACAATACAATTTGGTTATAACAGTATAATGTAAAGGAGAAAAATAATGAGTTTTGTAGAAAAAATACAATATAAAGATGAGTTTTTAAGTGAAGTAAATATAAATCAAAACATAAGTGTGTTGTGGGGAAAAGCATTGCCAATATTTATGCACAGAAAATACTTACAAGATAGATTTACAAGAAAATATGACAAAAAAGATGTTATTGTTGCACTTGAATATTATATAAGTATTATTGCAAGTGGATATTTTGGAGGAAAAGAGCCTCAATTTAAAGTTAAGAACATAAATGAAACTCAAAAAGGAATTTTAAAAAGAATATTTAAAAAGGTTTTTGGAGATAAGAATGATCCAGAAGACTATCAAGCTATTATTGATTATATTGCAAAATATAATGACAATGGTAGCTTTTTTTATGATTGTGTACTTGATTATATTACAACTGGAGCGTGTTATGGATTAGTGTATGAAAATAAGAACAACGAAGAAGTGTATGCCAATGTTTCAAGCTTGAATACAGTCGCTATATGGAATTATGATGTACCAAGCACAAAAATAGGATTATTAAGATGTTGGTATGAAAATACAGCAACAGGCGGAATTGAAACACACTTAGAAATAATAACCAAAGACTATAAAAAGCAATTTGTCGATGGAATAGAAAAAAAGACTATTACAGAGAGTGCTGAATATAAGTTTGAAGAAGTAGATGGTAGTGACAAACCAGTAAGATGGACTGACTTGCCTTGTTTTGCAGTAGAGAATCCTTATGGAATGTCATTTTTTGAAAATGTTATAACTTTAATAAATAAAAATGAAAAAGTAATTGAAAATAATGCTAATATTTTTGATTATAACGATAATGCCAAATTAAAGGTAACGGGATTTGCACCAACAAATGACCCTTTAATTCCGTTGCTAAATGAAAATGGAGAAGAACAAAAAGATAAACAAGGCAATATAATAATGACAGTAAATCCTGCAAGAGTACAAGAAGATGAAGCTGTTTTAAATGCAAAAGTATTTTATACTCCAGATAAAGATGGAGATATAGATTGGATAATAAAGGATATAAATGATACTGCATCAGAAAATCATAAAAAAACATGCTTAGATATGGCACTAATGATTTCTGGAGTACCAAATGTAACTGACCTAGGTTTTACTAATGCGGATAATGCAGCTGCATTGGAAAAGAAATTTTTCCCTTTAGAGCAAGTATTACAACAGGCACATCACTTGTTTAGAAAAGAGTATTTGAGAATGTGGGAGATGATAACGGCAAGAATAAATCTAAAAAAAGGTAAAGAATATGATTTTAGAGATATAGACGTTATATTAATACGTAATTTACCTACGGATACAGAGAGTCTTACAACTGCTTGGTTAAAATTAAGAGGATTAGTAAGTGATAAATCAATTATAAGTCATTTACCATTTGGATTAGATGCAGAGTCAGAACTTGCTGAAATGGACAAGCAAAACCAAGAGAATATTCAAAAAAATTTAGAAAATATGGCCAAAACAGAAGAAACTAATCAATCAAAAGACATTAATGAAAAAGTAGGTGATATAAGTGGAAATATGGAAGTATCACGACCAACAGATGCAAAAACTGAAAATAATATATCAAAGGACAAGCAGGCAAACTCAAAATAAACTCCAAGAAATATTTGATACGTTTAATTTTACACAAGAAAATATATATAATATAGCAGATAATAAAACCAAAAAAAGAATAAATACATATATAGAAGGTTGGAAAGAGCAAGAACTATTAAAAAATAATAATTATTTTACTGTACTGGCAAATAATATTTATAAAAGAACAAGAGTAAAGAATAGTGAAATACTAGAATTGCTTATATATAGTGCATACATAGAAGAACAAAGCAAACTTGAAGAAAAAGAAAAACAGATAATGTATGAAGATGCAAATTATTATTATGAACAAGGACAACAGGAAGTAAATAAAAAGAAAAAGCCATCAATAATTCAAATGGCTTTGTTTCTTGCGTTATTAGACCAACCAAACTATAGTCGGACTAACTTGGAAACAATATATTGAAGCAACAATGCAATATAATGCACAACAAATATATAAACAAGCAATTCTAAACATACAACGACAAAAAGGCCTAGAAATCGATTCTAGTGATTTTCAAACAATAATGAGCAGACAAAACAATCAAAAACTTAATATAAATAATGATAAAATCTCAGGTGCAGTGGATTTGCAAACGATAGGACTAAACAATTTAGCAAAAGTACAAGGAATAAAATTAAATGCAGATGATAATGCACAAGTTGAATTTTGGGCAGTAACTGATGAACATAGTACTGAGATGTGTCAATCAATGAATATGATGAGATTTTATATTAACAAAGAGAATAAGTTTGATAGATATTGGGGAAATAGTAAAAAAGATATTAAGCTTATGCCAGTTAGGGTAAAAGGGTTAGTACCTGGTATTAATTTACCTCCAATAATGTACTATTGGCATTGGTGCAGGAGTACGATAAGATATGTTTCACCAGTTGCAAAACAAGAAAAAACAGAGTATAATAATGTTGATTATATAAGAAAAAACAATTATACTAATAGCAAAAATCTAGATAGTAATATAAAGAAAGCAATAAACAAGTTGCCAACAAAAATTCGAAAACTTATAAATGATACAACCTTTGAAATATCAAAAAATAATAGTTATTATGATAGAAAAAATAATATAATACATTTATTAAATGATAGTAACGAATATGAAATATTGCATGAAATTGGACATGTGATAGAAACAAAACTAGATCTATTACATGATAAAAAATACATAGAAATACAACAAAATGGTTTAAATATTAAAGAAATACATACAGACAATATAAATGGGTATGGAAAAGAATATGAGTTTTGGTTAGATGGAAACAAATTCATTTCAGAGTATCAAAGAAGAGTGTATGAACAAGATATAGATGGAAATTACAAATTAAATTATTTAGACTTTACATTTAATCCTAAAACTTTAGGAGAATATTTTTCTGAAGGATTTAAATGCTATTTTGAAAAAAATAAGTTGTTAAAAAGAAAAGATATAAATTTATACAATTATATTAAGGAGGTCTTAAAATGACAGAAAAACAGATTCAAGATTTGTTAAAAAAAGAATATATTGTTGATTTAGACAAAGAATTAATTAAGATATATCCTGATGGATTTGACATCAATAAAATAGATAAAAGAATAAAAGCAAAAATAGAAGAATTAACCAATAAATATGATAGCATACAAAATCCAGTTCAAATAAGAAAAAGCAAATAGCACTTACTAAAAAGTAGGTGTTTTTATTATGGAAAGAAGGTAGGAAATATGCAAGAACGATTAACACCAAATGGAAAAGAAAATGTAAAGAAATCTATTATAGCAATAGGACAAGAACTAATAAAAAGAGCAAGTGATATAGCAAATGATTTAAAATTAGTTACTAATATTGAAATTTATGCAAAATTAATACCAGGTGAGGTAATTAACTTTGATATAAAGAAAAATTACATAGCAACATTTGAAGATAAGGAGGAAAAATAATATGTGGTTATTAGTTTTAATATTAAGCGTTAAATTACAAATGCCAACTTGGTATTGGATTGTATTTACTATAATTACGATATTTAGACCAATTATTTGGGTAGTTAAATATAATTTTGCTGATGGATATATGAAAGCAAAAGAATAAAGATAATAAATAAGTTATTAACATTTTATAATTATAAATTTTTAGACGTAGACGTACGTCTATTTTTTATGCCTTTTTACTGTTTGCAGGCTATAAAGAACAACAGAATACAAATTCGCAATGGCTGGGGCTTAAGCAATGGCTGGGGCAAAAGGAGTAGAAAATGGAAGAACAAGAAAATAATGTAAATCCAAATAATGCTAATACTGGGGCAGTTACTGAACCAGCGGGAGCAAATAATACAGGAATAAATAATAATCCTGTAACATTTGATGATTTCTTAAAAGACGGAAAGAATCAAGCAGAGTTTGATAAAAGAGTTCAAAAGGCTATAAACACAGCTAAAGCAAACTGGGAAGAAATAATGAATAGTGAAAAAACAGAAGCTGAAAAACTAGCAAAGATGAACAAAGAGCAAAAACTTGAATATCAAGCACAGAAAGAAAGAACAGACAAAGAAAAAGCACTTGCAGAATTAAATGCTTATAAATTGAAAGAACAGGCAACCAAAATAGCAAGTGACAAAGGATTGGATATATCTTTATTGACTTTCTTTAATTTTGAAACAGTTAAGGCAGAAGAAATTAATTCGAAAATTGAAGAAGTTTCAAACGCTTTTAATAAGGCTGTTGAAAAAGCAGTAAATGAAAGACTAAAAGAAGATACTCCAACTCAAAAATTAGGTATTGATAATGAAAGAAACAAATCAATAGCTAGAGCAAGTTATTAAAAAATAGGAGGAATTAAAAATGGGAGAAATTACACAAGAAGCATTAAATATAATGCTACAAGATGGCAAAACAAAGGATAATTTAAAACAAGTATTAAGTGGAGTACTAGAAAATGTTGCTGCAAGAGCAGTGTCAGAACAAATAAAAGCCAAAAATGGTTCTGGAAATCCAGAAGGTGGAGTAATTGAATATAAAAGATTTGTAAATGCAGAATTAAAAGATAAAGGTACTGCAAGAGCTGCTGGAAAAGGTGATAAAGTAAAAGCAAAACCCGTAAAAGTTGTTATTGATACAGATAAAGAAATTGTAGAGGAATTGCAAGGAAAAGATGTAAAACTTTATGGTATCGATGGTATGGCTGAAAAAAGAAAAGTAAATCATGAATCAGCTATCATAAGATATCTAGATAGAGAGTTTTTTGCCAAAGTATTAGGAGGAACAGAAGTACCAGCAAAAGACAACATTCAAGATACAATTGATACTTTATTACAAAAAGCAAGAACTTTAAAGAATGACTTTATTGATGGTATAGAGTCAGATTTATTAGTTATTGTAGTAGATAGCGAATATAGAAAAGGAATGAAGAAAATTCTTGATGATTTACCAAATGGAACAGATCCAAAAGAACAAGCAATTGGTATGTATGATTCTGTTAGAGTTTATGAATCAACAAGATTACCAGACGGTGTAAAAGCTGTTGTAATGATGGATGGAGCTATTGCTCAACCATTTTATGTATCAGAGTATGGAGCAGAGAAAGTACCATTTGATGATGCTGTAGCATTAGAAGATTTCTTATATAAAGGAACAAAAGCTTTAATGGAAGATACAATATTCTATGTAACAGATGCTAAACTTGCAGAGTTAACTGTAACATCAGTAGCAGGAACATCAACTGGAAAAACAAAAATAATCGTTAAACCAGCTTTAGCTTCTGGAAACAGCTATAAATATAAAACAGCAGCTAATCCAACAATGCCAGAATATGATGCTGTTTGTACATCTGGATACACAGCTTGGAATGGAACAGATGAAATCACAGCAACAACTGGACAAAAAATAGTAATTGTTGAAGTTAATTCAGAGAATAAGGCTAAAAAAGCAGGAATAGTAACAATTGCTTCAATGGCCTAAAAATAGGAGGCAATAGAAAATGGACGATAATATAGATAAAATAATAAATGATTTAGGACCTAATTATAGAGGTGACGACGAGGTATTAGAAGAAATATTAGAGGAAGTTAGCTCTATTGCCTCTGATATTTCTAATAGAAAAAAGAATGATACAAAGTTATTTCCATACATAAAAAAAGCTGTAAAAGCAATATATCTTTGTAGAGGTGCAGAAGGATTAACAAGCAGAAATGAAGGTTCTATTTCGACATCATATGAAGATATTATAGAAAAACTAAGAAATGACATTATAAAATCTGGATTAAGGAGGATTAAATAATGTTATTACGAGATTTAACAAAGGTATATATATCAGAATATGAAGAAATAGAAGATCACGGCGAGCCAGACCAAGTATGGAAATATAAAGGCATAGCTTGGTTAAATATGCAACAAGACGTCAACGAGTTAGATAGAAAATCTACTGGTGAAGTTGATTATAGCACTTATAAAGGAAGAACAACAAGTGAATATGACATACAAAAAGGCAATGGAATATCATTTGAAGATATCTCAAAATTAGAGAAGTTTAAACCTCAATATAAAGTAACTGATAAAAATAAAATCGGAAATACTTATTTATATATATGTAAGAAGGTGCAAGAATGATAAGTTTCAATTGTAATATAAAAGTAAAACATAATTTCAAAAATATAGAGGCTATAACTAAGAAATTACCACAGAAAGCAAAAGAAATAACAGAAGATGTATTAAATAACATTAGAGGTTATGCAATAAAGTTAGAAAAAGGACATAATGAGGAAGGTATATTAGTTGAAATGATTGATATGTCTACTAAAGAAGTGAAGCGGTCGTATTTTTGCAGATCCTTCTAAATTTATGTCTAATGGAGTCTCATATTTATTTTTTGAATACTTTGGAACTGGTGCCAATGCTGAGATGGAACATGTGGGAAAAACCAAACACTTCATTCAAAGTGGCTATACAGAATGGTTTATTCCTGTAAGTAAAGTCGAAAAAGCATTATCATATCCAGTTGTAAATATTCAAGGAATAGATTTTTATATAGCTCATGGAAGTAAGGCAAATCACTTCATGAGTGATGCTAGTTTCCAAAGTAGAGAAGAAAATGTAGAAGTTGCAAAGAAAAAAATAGAAGAAATGTTGAAAGAGGTGTGTAAATGAAAGATTTAAGTATAAAAGAGTTTAGTGATTTAGTATATGAAAGGCTAGAATCATTAAAATATAAACAAATATTGACAAATCCAATAACTACAAGTAAATTTCCTTGTCTTGAATTACATACACCTTTAAAGTCAGTAAATCTAACAGAAAACGCATTTCCAATTCGTTCTACATTTCAAATATTAATAACTTGTTGGAATGAAAAGCAACGTCAGGCTATGCAAATGACAGATGAAGTTAGTACAAAACTTCAAAAATATAATTTTATAAGGACAAATACCAGTCAAGCAGTATATGATACTATATTGCAAAAATACGGTATAACAATAACATTTGAGGTTCGTTATAATTCAATAACGACCTCTTTTAATTTAAGATAATAAGGAGGAATTAAAAATGGGAGATACACCAGCAACAACAACACCACAAGTTGCAATGAAGGCAGAAGTGTCATATGCAACAACATTAACAGGAGATAAAACTAAAATTGGTTATGTTCAAAAAGTAGGACAATTAAAGACTCTAAAAGAAGGACAAACATATAGTGCATTGGATTTAGACGAAGAAAGAATGGCAAAAGGAAAAAGAAAAGCAGAAGCTGTTGATATTGAAATGTTGTTTATACAAGAAGTACATAAAGCAATGGGAGTTATAGCAGATGCAGATACAGAAATATATTTATTTGTTAAATATCCAGAATCAACAGCATCGGTTGCAAGTAAACCACTTGTACAAACAGTAAAATGCACAATAGATATTGCAGGACAAGAAATGAATGATGGGGATTTCATAAAAGATACTATGAGGGTATTTAAAAATTCAAAAGTAGTAGAAACAGATGGATATCCAATTGAAGGAGATTCAACAAAATTTTAAGAGGAGGCTTTGAGCCTTCTCTCTTTTGCAAAGGAGAGAAAGAATGATAATAGAAACAAAAAACAAAACAATTAATTTAGTACTAAAAACAAGAAAAATAGTAGACATAGCTAATCTACTAAAAAACAAAAATTTTGAAGAAGCTTTTACAAAAGCATATTCAGAACTAGACATGGAAGCATTGTCAAAAATAATATTTAAGTTAGCAGAAGATGAAGATGGAAAAAGTGTATTTGAAACATCTGGTGAAGTATATGATTTTATGGATGAATGCAGAGCAGACGGTATAACAATTAATGATTTATATGGAAAAGTAGCAGAGGCATTGAATGAAGAGGGTTTTTTCAAAAAGAAGATGTCAAAGAAAGAACTAAAAGAAATGACATCAAATCCATTGTCAACAATGAATATGAACGAATTAATTCGAAAGTCAGCAGAAGTAGCTGTAAACAAAATGACGGAACAAATTATATCAGAAATTTAAAAGATATAAATATAAAAATAAAAAACTCAAAAAATGTAGTTGAACTAATAAATGCATTAGAAATGTTTGCATATTATTGGGGAATGAAACCACATGAGTTTTGGAATTGTAGATATTCTGAAATAAAAAATTATTGCCAGGCGAATTTGGCAAAGAAAAATGATGATTTAATAGATGCAATAAATTTACAAGAAGCAGCAACAAACAAACTAATAGCAGGCGATTGCATGAACCAAAATGCAAAAGTAATCCTTATTAGAGATAATTATAAAGAACTTTTTGAGTCACAAGAAGAAGTTCAAACATTAGAAGAACAAAGAATGTTGTTTAAAGGTTAAAAAAATATAAAAAAAATAAATTTTCGACAGTTTTCGACAATGTTTTTAAATAGTTTATAATATAATTTTCACATAAATAAAAAAGGAGGAGATATATATGGCTCATTATCAAACAATGACATCAGATAAAAATAAAGATACAGCATTAATAATGTGCATATTTGGAGGATGGTTTGGTTTACATCAATATTATGTTGGAAATATAGGAAAAGGATTATTATATACATTTACTTTTGGGTTATGTATGATTGGATGGTTCCTAGATACAATAAAGATACTGTTGGGAAGCTTCAGAGACAATGTCGGAGCACCATTAAGAGCAACTAAAAAACAAAATAATTAAGAAACACTTACTTAGGTAGGTGTTTTTTTATGCAAAAATACAGAAAGGAGGAATATCTTATGACGGTGGAAGAAATAGAAATAGTTGTAACTGCAAAAGTTGAGGAAGCATTAAAAGAGTTTCAAAAGTTCTTACCAGCTATAAAACAAGCAATGAAACAATCACAAGAAGCATTTTCAAAAATGGATATGAAAGAATTTTCAAGAAAAGTAAATCAAGCTGGAGTTTTTGTTAAAAAGAAATCACAAGAAATGAGAAAAAGTTTAGAAAACAATAATATAAAAATAAGAGTAAACAATGATGAAGCCAAAAAACAAATAAGTCAAATTCAGAAAGAAATAGATAGTTTACAAAAAAAAATAAGTGAACGAGAATTGAAATTAAATTTAACGAATGGTGCTTTAAATAAAATAGAAGATGAAAAAAGACAAGAAGTAACAAAAAAAATGCCAGATGCAGCACCTAAAAGGATAAATCAATTTACACAGTTAAAATTATATCAAGATCCAAATTTTGTTGGATTAGAAAAACAAAGTGACAAATTAAATAATGAAGTAATTAGATATAACGCTTTATTAGACAGTGCTAAGGTTAAATTAAGAGAAATGAAAGAAAATGCACATTTTTCGAAAATAACAGGATTTGCTGGAAGTGTAAAGGACTTAGATGGTATTGTTTATAAAGTGAAACAAACAAGGCAAGAAATAGAACAAATATCAACTACTCAAAATAGATTGGGTAGTTTTTTTGATGTATTTAAACAAGAAGCAGAACAAATAAAACTTACTATACAGGCTGTAAAGCAAAGTTTTAACAATGTATTTAGCGGCAAAGCTTTTAAGAGTGATGATCAATTTGACTTAGGAAAAAGCGAAAATCAATTAAGATTAATTGATTTAAAAATAGATAAGTTGGAAACTAAAATAAAAAATGCTCAAAAAGGTAAAATTGAATTAAGTGATGAAGATATTGCAAAAGCAGAAGTGGAATTAGATAGATTATATAATCAAAAAGAAAAAATAGAAAAATCGGGTGGAGGAAATTTCTTTTCAAAGCTATTTTTAGAAGCTAAAAAGACTAAACCAGTAATTGAAAAAATATCTGTTCCTTTAGCAAATATAAAAAATCAAGTAAATAAAATGAGCTCAGGACTAAAAAATGGATTTGGGCATGTTATTAAATATGCTACAGCGTTATTTAGTTTGCGTGGAATATATTCTGTGTTAAGTAATTCTGCTCAATCTTGGCTATCAAGTCAAAATGAAGGAGCTAAACAGTTAAATGCTAATATAGAGTATATGAAATATGCTATGGGAAGCGCATTAGCACCAGTTATTCAATTTGTAACAAATTTAGTATATCAGTTAATGAGAGCAATTCAAAGTGTTGCATATGCATTGACAGGAGTAAATATTTTTGCAAAAGCTACAGCTTCATCAATGAAAAGTGCTTCTTCTAGTGCAAAACAAGCAAATAAATCTTTATCAAATGTACATAGTGAAATTAATAATGTCTCTGATAGAAAAAATAGTGGAAGCTCAGGTACTCCAAATATAGATTTGTCAAAAATGGAAAATATGCCTAATTCAATAATTGATGCGATAAAGAACGGCAACTGGTATGAGGTTGGAGAAACAATTGGTCAAAAAATAAATGATGCAATGAATAGTATACCTTGGGATAAAATACAAAGCACAGCAAAAAACATAGGAACAAATATTGCACAATTTTTAAATGGTGGAATAAAAGCAATAAATTGGAGTCAAGTTGGAAATACATTTGCACAAGGAATAAATACAGCAATATATTTTGCTTACAATTTTGTAACAACATTTGATTGGAAACAGTTTGGAAAAGCAATTGGAGATAGTATAAATGGATTTTTTAACAACATAGATTGGGCAACAGCTGGAAAAACTTTAGGAGATGGGATAAAAGGAATATTTGACAGTATAGATACTGCTTTAGAAGAAATAGATTGGCAACAAATTGCTAGAGATGTTGAAGATTTCATCAAAAATATAGATTGGAGTGGAATTGTACAAGCGTTTTTTAGAGGTCTTGGTGCTGCTTTTGGAGGTTTTTCACTTTTTTTAGGAACACTAATAAGTGATGCTTTTAATGGTATTGGAGATTATTTCAATGATAAAATAGAAGAGTGTGGAGGAGATATTACAAGAGGAATATTTAATGGAATTGTAGATGCGATAGCAGGAATAGGGCAATGGATTAATGATAATATATTTGAACCATTTATAAATGGATTCAAAAATGCATTTGGAATACATTCACCATCAACAGTCATGGAAGAACAGGGGCACTTTATTATAGAAGGCTTAAAAAATGGCTTAACAGGTATTTGGAAAAATGTTGCTAGAATATTTGAAGAATTTTGCAAAAACGTAAAAACTAAGTTTAAAGAAATAAAAGAAAATATATTTGATACTTGGGAAAATGTGAAAAGTAAAACGAATGAAAAGTGGGAAGAAATAAAAGGAAATGTTACAAATACTTGGAATAACATAAATGAAAAGGCCAAAGAAAAATTTGATACCATTAAAAATAAGGTAACAGAAACATGGAATAACATTAAAAACGATCCAAGCAAAGCAGGAATGGCAACAGTGATATTTAATACTTTTTCAAATATAAAGGAAAAAGCTAGAGAACAATTTGATGATATTAAAACAAAAATAACAGATAGCTGGAATGATATTAAAACTGATAAAAACTTGTCAAGTATGTCTGATTCAATTAAAAATACTTTTAGTAACTTGGGAAAAAACGCATCAGCTTGGGGAAAAGACCTGGCAGATAATATGGCCTCTGGAATAAAAAATAACATTCATAAAGTGACAAGTGCAGTAAGTTCAGTTGCAAATAAAATAAAAGACTATTTACACTTTACAGAGCCCGATGTTGGACCGTTAAGCAATTTCCATACATACATGCCAGATATGATTGACTTGATGGTTAAAGGAATAAAAGATAATACTAGCAAAGTAAAAAATGAAATAGAAAATTTAGCAGGTACAATGTCTTATACAATAAATACGGAGCCTTTAACCCAAATAGATACAACTACATCTCGAATCAAGCCGGTAAATGTACAATCTTCAAGTTTAGCAGAAAGATTTGAAGATGCTTTGACAGGTTTTAATTTTTCAAACAATACTGATAGACCAATATATCTAACAGTAAATGTAGGAGATAAAAAATTAGGACAAATATTGTTAGATGACTTAAGAGATAAAACAAGAAGAACAGGCAAAGATATAGAAGCTTTAATAGGAGGATAAAATTATGATATGGAGAGAACATGGAAAGACAGAAAATCTGCCAACACCAAGTACATATAGTGCAGATATAGAAGATACCGATAAAGATAGTTATACATCAAATGATGATGGTTCTTTAATTGATAATCCCATTGCAGTAGGAATGTTAAAGCTTTCTATGTCATGGGATTTTAATACAGAGGAAGAAGCCGAAGAATTATGTCAAAAGACATTTAAAAATCCATTTATACTAGATGTCAAAGTTCCAGTTGTAAAGGGTGGTTTTCTAGAGAATGCACAATTCAGAGTTTCAAAAAGAAAAGTTGAAATGATAAAAACAGAAAAAGGAACGGCAACAGAAAAAACAAAATGGAAAACATCATTTAATTTAATGCAAAAAGAATTAACAGATGCCCAAAAACAAATTGTCTTGGAGGTAAATGATGTATAAGGGATTAACAGACAAAGCAATAAAAACAATATATAAAAGCAACGCACTAACAGTTACTAATATTTATATAGATGATGTATTATTAAATCCAAAATATTTGCTAGATTTTAAACATGGTGGAGAATTGTTTGATGAAAAATTAGAACTAGGAAGTGTTCCGAGTCAATACATAGAGATGAAAATACATAAAAGTTCTGGAATAACAAGTGCTAAGACAATACGAATAGAATACGGAGTTTTAGTAAATCATGCTATAACAGTTGCAGAGTTAAATAAAATGCTAGTATGCGATCTAAATAAATTACAAGTAAAAAGTTTAGCAAAACATGATGATAGTTTTGAGATGATGCCAATACGGAATTTATAATGTAGATGACTATAACGGTGAAGACAATAATGTAATAAACATAAAAGCAGCAGATAATATTATAAAATTAGATGCAGATGATGGATATTATGATGCTAGTGAATTGATAAAAGATAAAGGCTATGCAACTCTTAGTGAAATAGCAGCAAATATATGTGAAAAAAAGGGGCTTGAATTAGAAACAAGCTCTTTTCTTAATTCAGACAAAAAAATATATACTTATGATAACCAAATAAAAGCAAGAGAATATATGAGTTATATAGCAGAAAAAGCTGGAGGAATTTGTTGTGCTGGAAGAACTGGTAAAATTCAAATAAAAAAGCTTGGAGAAGATGCAGAAACAATTCCTCAAAGACTTTTTAAAACTTATAAATGGGGAGAAGAACATCAAATATCAAGAGTTGCATATGAAAATGGAACTGAAACATTTAAGGTCGGAGATGAAACAAAAGATACTCTTTGGATCAGGCAAGAAAATTTATTTATTAGTGAACAAGATGATATTCAAAAAATATATGATGCTATGAAAGAGTTAGTTTTTTATAGTTTTGAAGGAACTACAATAATAAACCCAGCTATTGATATTGGAGATATGATTAATATTGATGGAAAAAAGGTAATTTATCAAGGCGAAATGACATTAAATAAGCGATTTATAGCAGATATAAAAAGCAAAATAGCAATAAAACAAAAACAAGAAACAACAACAAGAAAACAAAATCAGAAACTTATAAATAGAAAAATTCAAAGTCAAATAGATAAAGAAAACTTAAAATTAACTCAGTTAGCACAAGAAACAACAGAAAACTCTCAAAAAATAACAGAGCATACACAAACTTTAGACAGTATAAGTAATAAAGTGCAAAGCAATGAAACTAATATAAATAATAATTATCAAGATGTGATTGGAAAAATAAATGATTGTGCGCAAAAATCAGATGTTGAAACAATATCAAAATCGGTCGAAACAATACAAACGGATACCAATTATGCAATAGATATATCTAAAGAAATTCAACAAAACGGTGTAACGAAAATCAAGACTTCGACAGGCTATACTTTTGATGAAGATGGTCTAACAATAGAAAAAACAAATGCAAAAACTAAATCAAAATTAAATGAGGCTGGACTTGAAATAAATGATGCAACAGGAAGTAGTGAAGAAAGTTTATTATTTGCAGGATATGATGAGAAAACAGGAGAAACAATTGTAAAATCTAAAAATATGACAGTTAAAAAATATCTAGTTGTAGGAAAGCATACAAGATTTGAAGATTATAATGATGAAAATGGAGAAGCATGGACAGGTACTTTTTGGCTAGAATAGGAGGAAAAAATGGGAAATATGAGTGGCAGCTATGGTGAACATTACACACTATGGCAATCTATAACGGTAAATTCACAAAATATAGCAGAAAATTATTCAAATGTTACAGTAAAAATGTATTTAACATTTGATGGAAGTTCATATTATGCTTTTACAAACAGTGAAACTTATGGAACAATGTCAATAGATGGATATCCAGCTATGACTTATGGTATTTCTAATCTAGCATTTAGTTCAGGACAAGCAAAAACAATTACGTTGGCAACTTGGAATGGAAATATAGGACACAGCGCAGATGGAACAAAAAAATTAGTCGTTACAGGAACGTGGGACACTGATACTTCAAGAATTGGAAGTGGTAGTTGTAGTACTTCTTCAATTTTGGCAACAATTCCGCGTACAAGTTCAATAAGTTGTAGCAGTGGAAATATCGGTTCAAATACAACTATTGTAATTAATAGAGCAAGTGCATCTTTTACACATACGTTAACATATCAGTTTGGAACATTAAGTGGCACAATAGCAACAAAAACATCTGCAACAAGTGTTAATTTTGCATTGCCAAATGATTTTTATAAAATGATACCTAACAGTAAAAGTGGAACAGGTACAATATCTTGCACTACATATAGTGGAAACACTGTAATAGGCTCTTCGTCAACATCATTTGTTGCAAATGCAGTAGAAAGTGTATCTAAGCCAACCCTTACAACAACTTTAACAGATACTAATTCAAAAACAATAGCATTGACGGGAAACAATAAAATAATGGTTTTAAATGCTTCTATAGGAAGTTTAGTAATATCAACAACTTTACAAAAAAATGCGGGAAGTATAAAAAGTGTAACAGTAAATGGAACAAATGTAGGAACTGGAGCAAGTATAACAAAAACGTATTTACCAGTTAAAACAAGTACATTTACAATAGTTGTAACAGACAGTAGAGGATATTCAACAACAGTTAAGTTATCACCTACAGTAAAAAACTATATTGTTCCAACTGTAAACGCAACGTTTTCAAGACCTTCGCCAACGACAGGACAAATTAATCTTAAATATTCAGGAAATTGGTTCAATGGTTCGTTTGGAAGTGTAACAAACACATTAACAGTAAGTTATAAGTGGAAATTAAGTACAGATAGTTCTTATACAGAAGGAACAACAACAATAACTCCAACTAATAGTGGCAATGCCTATTCAAGATCTTCTATAAGTTTAGGAACAAGTTTTACTTATACTAATTCTTATGACTTTGTATTAACAATATCAGATAAAATCAATACAATAACTTATTCTCAAAGAGTTTCGCAAGGATTGCCAATCATTCAGTGGAACAAGGATAAATTTAAAGTAAATGGAAAAGCATATATAAATTCACGACTTGTTAAAGCGTATATGGGTGTTGCTGTTGATTTTGATACAGCCTTAACAACAGGAATTTATCAAGTAAATTCAAGTACTAAAAATCCACCATACGCAAATCCGTACGGATTTTTAAGTACACAAGTTATGAATGGAGATACATGGAATCAACAAAGTAATTGGATATGGCAAGTTTTTTATAGTACAGCTACAAGTAGAATTTATAGTCGAAGAGCAGTTAACGGTGGTAATTGGTCAAAGTGGGCCAATATACTTGAAGTTACAACATTATATGACAATTCGTCAGGAACAACAGGAACAATAACTCTAAATGAAACAGCAGCTAATTTTACATATTTAGAGATATTTTATTTTTATCCACATTGGAATGGAACTTTGTATGGTTCAACAAAGATATATTCACCTGACGGAAAACTTTCAACGTTAGGAACGGATTTACAATATAATGATAATGGTACTATGTTCTTGAAATGGTTGAGAATTTTAATAAGTGGAACCGCATTAAATGTAAAAGCGGCAGGAAGTGCTTATTATGGTTCTACTTCAGGAACTGATACAACAAACGGATTAAAAATATATAGAGTTGTAGGCTATAGATAGGAGGAAAAAATGGCGCTAAAAAAGCAAGTAGAATTATATAATGGAATAATTACAAATTATCATAGAATAGTAAGCATAAACAAAATAACAAATAACTGTAATATTATAGAAGTTGCTTCTTATATATCCGAACAGCAAAGAGAAAAAGAAAAAGAATATTACAATAGCACAAATGAAAATAAAAGTATGAATATATTTATAGAAACAAGTTTTGTGCAAAAAGAATATTCGGAAAATGAAACTATAGAAGAATGCTATAAGTATTTAAAAACATTAGAACAATTTAAAGAAGCAAGTGATGTTTAGGAGGGTATATATGTCAGTAAAAAAGATAGAAAATTTTAATATACATGAACAACCAGAAAGTAATACAGATTCATTTGGCGTAGAAGCTTATTTAAATGCAAATTGGGAAAAGACAAAAGAAGCAGTTAATAATAATGCAGAAGAACTAATACAATCACAAAAAGATATTGATGCAAATAAAAATGATATAGAAAATATAAATTCCAAAAATAAAAGTCAAGACGACACAATAGAAGCTCTAAAAGCTGAAAACAAGCTAATTAAAGAGCAGATACCAAGTGCGAGCGTGAGTGGAAATAGTGTGCACATAGAAGATAGTTCTAATCTTGATTTTAATTGGAAGATTAGAGGGAGGCATTATCAAAAACAAACAATTCAAAACGATAATCTTTTAATTTTAGAAGATACAACTATAACAAAAAATAATATTACATTAACAATTAAAGATGGAGTAATAACAATAGATGGAACTTCAACAGCATCAACTAATATAGACTTTAAGATAAAAAAGAAATTAAAAGCAGGAACTTATTGGCATATGGTTCAGAGAAGTGGTAGTGCACCGAGTAGAAATATAAGCTTTCTTGTAATGAAATCAGGTGGCTCAATAGCAACAATTAACGGTAATGGCGGTGCCGCATTTACTTTGAATGAAGATACAGAAGTATTTTATAGAATTTGGACTGATAAAAATAATATTATATCTAATGTGGCATATAAATGTTTGATAAGCGAAGGCTCAGATTCAAAACCGTGGGTGCAAGGAATACCAGATAGTCCAAGCGTAGACTATCCAAGCAAAATTGAAACAGTAGTAAGTAATGTGAATGAGTTCGATTGTAAAGAAAGTTATACAAATAAAGGATTAACACTAACTAAATATAAAGATGGAAGTTTTAAGATTGAAGGAACAGCAACAGTAACTACTACTTTTGCTATTAGTAATTATTTAAAATTACAAGGAGTGTATACTTTTAAAGCAGAGTGGCTAGAAGGAACTTCACCATATTTCTGGTTTTATAGTAATATTAATAAAAAAAATATAGTAGAATTAACTTCAACTAATGGAGTAAAAGTGGTCACATTAAATAATGAGGATGAAATAATTTTAGGAATTAATATAGAAAAAGACAAGGCATATTCATTTACAGCAAGAGTAAAAATAGAAAAAGGCACAGTAGCAACACCATATTCTCCATATAATCAAGGTAGTGTAGAAAAAGATGTATCTAATGAGAATTTATTTAATGAACAATATATTCAGGGATATTTTGTTAATGATAGTGGAAAGACAAATACATCTGCAGAGGGAGCAAGAGCAGACAATTATATTCCTATCAGTGATAATAAAACAATATATGTGTTGTTTAAATGTTTAAAAAGTTGTACATTAGCAAGATTTTGGCTTATGGAATTTGATGAGAATTACAATGCAATAAAAAGAACTACAACAGGAATATATGATACGAGCTTTAATATTGGTAATACAATAAAACAATTAAATTTATCACAAAAATGTAAATATATAAAACCAAGTTTTTATAGTTTGAGAGATGGTGGTGCTGCTTTGACCTATGACAAATTTAACGAATATTTTAACATTTCTATTAGTAGAAATCAAACTGAAGAGTATATCGAACATCAATCTCAAACAGCAATAATGCCAATCCAGCAAGAAATGTTAACTGGAGATTATATAGGTAGTGTAGAACATCATGAGTGGGGTAAGCTAGTGTTGACAGGAAATGAAAATTTTGTACAAGCTCAAAACGCCAACAAATTGAATTATTTTTATTTAAGTCTTAATTCAGTCAAAATAAAAGGAAAAATAATATCTAACATGCTAAAAAACATTGAAAGTGGAATGATTTGGAACAAAACATCTTATGACGATGTAGTGTCGAGTGCATCTAATAGTAAAACAATAAATATAATGTTAAGTGACACAACAATTACAACGCTTCAGCAATTCAAGGAGAAATTAAAAGAATTGTACAATGCAGGAACACCGATAATAATTTGCTATGAATTAGCAGAGCCGATTGACTTAGAACTAACATCAGAACAAAAAGTAGTACGAAATCAAAAACTATACACATACAAAAACATAACAAATATAAGTTTAAGTGATGAATTAGCAAGTATAGATGTAGAGTACAAGAAAGATTTAGAAACAGAACACAACAAGCTTCAAAACGAAATAGATGAAATAAAACAACTAATAAGCACAACAGAAACGAGTGCATTATTATTAGATAACTTACAAAAAGATGTGGAAATGGAGGTGGAATAAATGATAGTGGAATTATTAAAGAAATTAATAGTAAAAAAATATTACAAAGAAAAAGCAGACATAGAAAACAAATTAAATGTATTTTACGCAATGAGTAAAATAAGTGATGAAGAATATAGTGATTTAATATTACTAGTAGAAGATACATATATTGAAGTAGAAGAAACAGAAGAAGTTATAGAAAATACAGAGGAGGAATAGAATGTGGAAACAATAACGAGTTTTTTTACAAAACTAACTCCACTAATATTATCTATAACAGCATTAATTGTGGCAGTGATAAAATCTAAAAAAGAAATAGAAGAAACACTGCCACAAAAGATAAAAAAACAATGTAATATTGATATGTGCATTATAAATAGATTAGAGAGTATAAAAGAGTTTTTAAAAGCTGATAGAGTACAAATTTATGATTTTCACAACGGGGTACATTACGCGAATGGAAGAAGTGCATTAAAAACATCATGCAGTTATGAAGTTGTACGAGCAGGAATAAAAGGACATCAAAAGGAATTGCAATCAGTTCCATTAAGTTGTATACCTAGGTTTATCAAGGCTTTACTAAATCGTGGAGAATTAAAAATAAATGATTTAGAAGAAATAAAAAGTACAATGCCAGCAACATATGAGTTGAAAAAAGGTCAGGGAGTGGCTTCATTCTTTGATGTTATATTAAACAATAAAGAAAGAGAGGCAATAGGCTTTTTAGCAATTCAATATGGAAATAAAGATAAAGTAAATTTTACAAAAGAAGAAATGAATGAAATCTTAAAACTTAAGTTTTTCATAGAAGAAAACTTAGAAAAAATGGTTACAAAAAAGTAGGAGGTAATAAGTATGAATCCAACAACAATAATAGAAATAGCAATAGTTGTTATTGCAATATTAGCATTTATAATGTATCTAGTGTGGCAAATAAAGAAAAAAGGATTAAGACAAACAGTAATAAATTTAATTGTAAGAGCAGAAAATATGTATAAAAAAGGTGAAAATGAAAAGAAAATAAATTATGTTATAGACAAGATAATAGTGTTAATACCTGCACCATTATCTTTTTTTATAACTAGAGAAGCTGTAAGAGAGTTTATACAAACAATATTTGATGAAGTGAAAAAAGCACTTGATTATGTGCCAAAGGAGGGCTAGTTATGGAAGATAACATACAAGTAGAAAATGTAGAGTTCAAAGAAGAATTATATCAAAAGAATATATCAGAAAATGATTTTTCTAATTCAGAAATAGACGGAATAGGAGATGATAACAATGCAAATAACTAAGATGTTAGTGCCAGAGAGCAAATATAATATAAAATGTCCTCATGAAATGACACCTGAATTTATTGTAATACATAACACAGCAAATGATGCATCAGCAATGGCAGAAATATCATATATGATAGGAAACAACAATAAAGTATCATTCCACTGTGCAATAGATAATACTAGAATTGTGCAAGGTATACCATTTAATCGTAATAGTTGGAACGCAGGAGATGGAGGAAATGGCAACGGAAATAGAAAAGGAATATCTCTTGAAATCTGTTATTCTAAATCTGGAGGAGATGACTTTGAAGAAGCAGAAAAGTTAGCTGCAGAATATACCGCATATTTATTAAAACAATATGATTGGGGAATAGATAAAGTAAAGAAACATCAAGATTTTGCAAATAAATATTGTCCACACCGTACGCTAGACATGGGATGGCAAAGATTTTTAGACATGGTTAGTTCTTATTTAGAAGATAAACCAGCAAGTAATGAAAATATAGAAAGTGGGAGTGATGAACCAGTGAAAACATATCAAAATGGAAGTACAACAGAAGTTGTATATGCAGATACAGCTTGTACAAAAAGAATAGGAAGTTTGGATCCACGAGAAAGATGTGATTGTTTTGGAATATTTAATGACAGAGCAATGGTAAGATATAATGTAAACGGAACAAACAACTACAAAATTGGATTCTGCAAATGGCTTGGAGGAGTAAAATAATATAAAAAGATTAGAGGCAAGTCGAAATTAATCAACTTGCCTCTTTTTTGCATTTTATAGATAAATTTGAGATATAAAACTATATTAATGAAAAAATAAAAAGCCTTTAAAACGATTCTGAAAAGCCGATTTTTAAGCATTTTTTGTCGAAAAAATATTATATTGAAATGTCAAACTTCGACAAACAATTCAAATTAAATATGCTATAATAAGAGCATAAGAAAAGATGTCTGGACAAAAGGGAAGTCTTTGCACTTCTCTTTTTTATTAGAAAATATTACATTTCCACCATAGTGGATGGAATTATATATATTTATACTGCAGAAAAGAAAAAGGAGAGGTAGTATGGATGTAGTAGAAAATGAAATAATTAAAGAACTAAATTATATTGATGAGAAAAAGTATCAACAGTTTAAGAAAAAAATGGGGAAAAAGGGGGATTATTTTAGTTTTAAAGAACTTGAAATATTACAAAAAATGTAAATGTTTTTTAGCGTAATTTTAGCGTAAATTAATACAAAAAACTTACTATAAAATGATAATATATGCTAGTCAATGTTGTGTGATGAAATGCTAGAGTATCAAGCAATACAGACACTTTTATATATGTCCCCAATATTGCTTAGATACTCCTTCCGACCTGGTGGCCCGAGTTCGATTCTCGGTACCCGCTCCAGTAACGTTTCTGTTCGAACTTTTATAGAACAGATAGATATGAAATCAATCAGTAAAATGGTTGATTTTTTCTTTTGCAAAAAATCATCCTAAATCTAAAATGAAGGGATGGTGTGAAAAATGAATATTATCAAAGAAGAATTACAATTTGAGAAAAGTCTAAAACAAAGACTAGAATTTATATGTGAATTTTCTAAAGTTACTCCTACTTTTATTAATGGCAGTATAAGAAAGATTGAGAAAACAAATATCTCTTATATAGAGCCACATAGAGTAATTATAAAAAACATTACATTTCTGGTTTTCAATTATTCTAATGATGTTTATATTTCTAATTTAGTAAATAAAATCCACTTATCTGAATTAGAAGAATACTTGAAAAAAATATAATTTGTAAAAATGTCAATCATTTTTGAAAATGTCTTAAAAATTTTTATTTATTAGCACTAAATTTTGGTTTAGTGCTAATATTTTTATGTGACATTTTCTATACGATGTTTTTGTGTCTTTATAAATTCTTCAAATGATTTTCCTTTCCATGGATGTATCATTTTTGGAATATATATTTTTCTTTCTTTTATTTCTTCAACATCATCAAAATTTACTGATTTTGCCTGTACTTCTGGTATTTCTTCTAAAGCAAATATTGATTCATCTATTGTTGCAAATAAACTTCCATCTAATGCTTTTATTACTATACACTTTGTACCTTTATTGAAGTAGATAGGTTTTCCAGATTTATTTATAAGTCTATAGTAGTGTTTATTATATTTTATTGAATGTTCACTATCTATTACTCTTTTACACAATACAGCTAATGTAAGATTTATTTTTTCTTCACTGGGTTGATTTTCGAAGACAGATTTGTTATTATTTATACACAAAGCAAACTTGTTATTGTATTGGGTTATGTATGTTTTTAAGAAAGTGTTAGCTTCATCAATGGTAGTGATTTGTGCTAACCTTAATGCCTGTGGAAGACGCTGTTGTAAGGTTTGAAATAGTCTTTCTACTCGAGGTTTAAATTCCGGTACAGAACTAGTTTCAATTTGTATACCTATCTGTTTACAAGCATAGGCATATTGAGTGAAAGTATCTTCTTCAACTTTAGAGGATGCTTTCTTTTTATATTCAAATACTGTTCTCTTATCTGTTTTAATTAGATATGGAATACCATATTTTGATAAGATTTGATGAGTTATATTATAGTAGCCATTTAAAGTTTCTTCTTTATCAAAATATAGACCAACAACTTGTCCAGTAGCATCATCTATTGCAGCGTGAAGGGCTGTTTTTTCTTTTCCAAACCATAAATGGATACAAGCATCCATTTGAAGTTCTTCTCCAAAATATTGGCACCTAGATTGTCTAGGATGAGCATCTTCTGATAATACTAATTTACTTTTCAATATTTCTTTTTCTTTTTTACTAGCTTTCTTCATATCTTCTTCTAGCTTTTTTCTAAATTTCTTTTTTGTAGATTTATGAGTTCGAGGAGAGAAAATATATTTATCTCTTAGGATTACTCTTGCTTCGTCTACAGATATTTTTATGTTTTCTCTAGTTTCTAAATATTCTTTAAAATCTGTATAAGTACAATCAAAATATTTAGAAGTATATAATAGTTCAATTTCAGTTTTAAAATCCTCAGTAAAGGCTTTTGCTGGTTTTCTTCCACGATTTCCGTGTATAAAAAATTCCTTTCCAAAACTTTTATAATCAGCTATCATTCTATCGATTTGTCTAATAGATCGTTTAAGTTTTACTGCAGCTCTTTGTTTATTACCATTTGTTTCTACTAATTTTTTTATAATTTTATACTTGTATTCTTCATTCATTCTTAATTCTACCTTTCTCAT